TATTCATCCTGCTAGCCATTTCACTTATTTCATAAGCACGTTCTTTGTTTGAACAGATGATATAAATTGGTTGATTATGTGCCTTATTGATGAGTCTTGTTGTTTTCCCTTTGCGTCTTGCTAATTTAATCAGTTTCACTATTATTCTCCATTTCAGCTTTAATCATCAATATTTTTGTACTTTCAGAAAATTTTCTAAAAAATATCATCAACACAAATGACGTTGCAATTATTTTTAGTCCAAATCCAAATTCAAACCAAATAAATATTATAATCCTACCAATAAACGCAAATAAGCTCAAAGTTATTATAAGATCACTAATCTCTTTGATTTTTTTTAAATTATCTATTTTTTTCATTCTTCCACTCCTTTAAACGCGCAATATATCCAAGATGTTATATTGCATTTATATTTTCTCTCTAACCCCTTGTCACATATGCAATTAGAGAGATTTTTTAATCAAAATAGTTTTTGTTAAATTTCTGTCCTTTTTATAAAGATATAATCATCATTTTCAATCATTAATCTAATATCATTCATAACTTGATATTCGAGTTCTTTAATCCTTGTACTATCAGCTAATAATACTGCAAATAACGCTGACTTATCATTAAGAGAAATAAGCTCGTTTAAAACATCTTCTTTATTTATAATTTCATCTTTATATTGCTTTTCGCTTTCACTCATTTGTTGAATCCTCCTTTTTAGTTTCTTTTAACACTATCGCCATATTAGAACCATTCCCCGCTGGAAAGAAACCAATCAATTCATAATCGCCATACACTTTAATAAGTGTTTCATTATCCTGTCTTTTAATTGTGATCCACTGATTATCTTCCATTATTTTAATCGATAATTCCTTTCATCATCATAAGCGATTTGCACGATGTAATCAGCTGACATTTGTTTTATCCGTCCCGCTATAGCAGCATCAACATCTATCAACTCTTGTAACAATAATTCACTTGAAATTATTGTTACAAGGCTATTGTTGTAACGATAATTGATTATATCGAAAGCAAGTGTCTTATCAGTCTCACTGATCTTACCTTTAAAAAAATCATCAATATATAATACATCAGCCATTTTGACTTTATCTATTGCTTTGTAATCATCGCCATATAACTCATTTTTAAGATTTCTAATATATTCATCCCAGACTATATATTTTACTTCTCTATTCTTGCTTAAATAGTTTCTAGCAACAACACTACACAAATGTGTTTTACCAGCTCCGCTTTGCCCTAGCATAACAAACCAGTGATTTGATTTATATTTTAGGTACTGTTTGACTTTATCTTTCATAGTTCTTTGAAAGTCTTTATTAACATTAAATTCATCCAATCGATAATTTAATAATTTTTCAAGTCCGCTTTTTCGAGCGTTTCTAATTGTTTTGCGTTTTGCCATGCACCCACACTCAAACCTAACCGCATGATCATGACCATCCACCATTTTATAAACATATCCTCGATTTTTACATAGAGTACAATCGACACCATCACGTTTATTTAACTCTCCGACATTATCGTTAAGAAAATCAGCTTCTGTTTGATATTGGCTAGTGTCTGCATCTTTTGGAATTCCAAGCATATCTTTAATACTTCGCACCTAAATCACCTGCCCTACTTGTTTAGTGGTTTTATTTAATGTTTTTTTATCTTTATTAGCCCATTGGCAAATCGTTGCATAATGAGATTTATATTTTTTGCCTTTTGACGAAAGATAGAAAGATAAATCATTAATCATGTGAATTAAATTTCTATCTTTAAGTTTTTGATATTCTTCATCTGTTAGCATTACATTATTCAATTCACCATAAGGTTTTTTTTCCTTAGATGGAATAATATTATTATTTATATTATCTAATATATTATATTCTTTATTATTGGTATCAATTTTTGATACACCCCCGTCCAAATTTTGATACACCCCCGTATCAATTTTTGATACACCCCTGCCCAAATTTTGATACATTTGTGTATTTTTTTGAGTAGGTGTATCAATTTTTGATACACTATAATTATTCTTATATCTGTTATAAACAATTCCATTAACAGATTGAGTATCTTTAAATATAAACCCTTTTCCTACAAGTGAATCTAAAGCACTTCTAACAGTGTTTTTAGAAACACCTAGCCAATCTTGTAAATATGTTAAAGAACCAGTAAACCAACTTTCTCCATCTTGAGTGAAGCCAAATATAATAGCATAAATGCTAAGTTCATTACCTTTTAATTTCAAATCGTTTCTCATAAATGATTGAACTGTATAATAATTACCCTCTTTAATTTTATTGTTCATATACTTCACCTAATCTTTTATTCAATCTTTGCAGCTTAAAGTGCTTAAATTCCGATGTATTTTCTTTTGGTTTAAAATGTTCTTCGATTAGTTGTTCTATCATATCGACATCTTTGTCAAATGCGCTTGCTTTATCTTCTCCATATGGATCATTTTCAAAATAATAATCATCATTAACAATTCTTGCTAATGCCTTTTCACATCCTTCCTTACTAAGCATTTTCTTTCACCTCTTCATTGATAAATGAGTAGTCAATATCATGTGTTTCTTCAAATTCAACTGTTTTGTTATCATCAACAAATAATACTTTAAAACCTTCATCAGATAATTCTTCAATCAATGTTTGGTAATCATTGTATGAATTTTCATATTTATCTAAAATACAATCAAATTCATATAATCTACCTTCTGGAACAACTACATTTATAAATACATTTCTTCTATATTTTTCTGTAATTTGCAGTCTTAATTTATTACTCATCTTTATTCACCTCATTTTTAACGAATACCAACCAGTGTGTTTTAGAACGCTTATTTCCAAATAATGGTTTTTGATTAAAACACTTTAATACTTCACTAAGTTTAACTTGTTCCTCATTCCATTTAAAAATTAATGTACCACACGGTTTTAAAACTCTCATGCACTCATTAAAACCTTGTTTTAAATCTTCTTTCCATGTATCTATATTTAACTTTCCATATTTTTTTACAAGCCATGATTTATCACCTGCTTTAACAAGATGCGGTGGATCAAATACTACTAAGTCAAATTCATCATTAGAAAATTGCATATTTCTAAAATCACCTATTACATCTGGATTCACTTCCAATTTTCTTCCATCGCACAAAATATCACTGTATCTGCGTATATCCATGTATGTAACATTCGGATTTTCTTTATCAAACCAAAACATTTTTGAGCCACAACATGCATCTAAAATTTTCACTAACACACTCCTCCAATCTCTTATAAAAAAAGTTACCGTACCCCTGATTTACGTAAAATCGCACTTTCAGGGTGTTACTTTCTACTTTGTAAAGTCCATTCTTTCCACTGTTCTTTGTTTTTTACATCAATAAAATCACCATCATTAAATGTCATATCAAATGTTTCTAATTCTTCACACGCTTTATCTAATGCTTGTTCCAACTGTTCGATATATTGTTTTACAAGCTCATATTCATCTTCAAAATAATCACCAGCATTATCAAACAGTGCTTTCAAATCATGCATTACTTCACCTTTGTAAATCGTTGCTTTATTTTCCATTTTTATCCCCTATCCAATAACACTTAATTTCATTAAAGACGTGTGTTTTGAAGTGTCCTAATGGTCTTTCTCTAAAATAACAAATGAACAAGTAACCTACTAATTCCTGCTTAACAGCAAAAATAGAATTACAGGAACATCCTATTTTTGTAGTTCCAATTCTTAACGTTTCTGTTTGTCCTTTATCGCTAACAATATAATCATAGTCTTCTATTCCAAATGCCGAACATATCGGTTTAATTTCTTTTAGCACCTCGATACGTTTTTCTTGAAGATATTTTAAGTAATCATTCATTTTCATCATCCTTTTCTTTTTGTCCTAAATAATCAACAACTAAGATTGTTATTATTGCTTCTGCTGCAATGGTTAGGATCACACCTAACCAAAAATCACTTATCATTCAATCACCTCTAAAACTTCAAATTTTCGAGTTTACGCCGTTTTTGCTCGTTTGACAACTTAGTATACTTCCTTGTAGTTTTTAAATCGCTATGCCCTAAAATATCAGCCAAATCAAGATAGTTTCCACTATTCTGATTTAAAAATACTTGAGCAAACAAATGTCTAAAAGAATGCGCGTGTACATATTCTTTTTTTACTCTTGCCTTACCTGCAATTTTCTTCATTCTTCGCCATATTGTACTTTTGGCAGGCATTTGCCCTTCTTTTTGGCCAAGAAAAACATAACCCGAGCTAATTTTATTTTCTTTGCAGTATTTTTTTAATTCTCGTCTTAGATCCTGTCTAATCGGTACTACTCTTTCTTTACCCTTATTAAAAACACGAATATAATATTTATCCAAATTCTCAACTGTAAAGTATTTTAATTCCTCAATTCTTATACCTGTCATGGCTAAGGTCAGCATGATGTAGTACGTCTGCATCATCTTCATTCTTTTAGCCATTCTGAGAAGCCTTTTATAATCTTCTATAGTCAATACATCTTCATTGTTAAATTCTTCCTGCTGCCTAATTTTTTTTATTTTAAGTTCAGGAAGTTCTATCCATTTTAAAAATTTGTTAAGTGTGGTGATCCATGCATTTGCTGAATTAAGTGAACTAGATATATCACGAAGATAGCTCTTATATTCAATCGTAATATCTTTTGTTATATCAACATTTGAATAACCGCTATTTTCTAACCAGTTAATGAACTTCGAGACACCATTTTTATAGGTCTTAAGTGTATTTGTAGACAGTTCATCGTACTTCTGTTCAAGTATCCAGGAATCAAGAGCTTTTTCTAAATCTTTTTTTTTCATACAAGTCTCCTATTAAATTTTAAATCAACCAACACTTTGCTTTTTTTGTATTTTTACACCTGTTTTAGGTGGAAACGGTGCGCAATATAACCTAAATATTATATTGCATTTATATTTTCCCTCTAAACCCTTATGTACCAACGGATTAGAGAGAATTTTTAATAAAAATAGTTTTTGCAGTTTTTCTACCTTGTTTGATTAACTAACTGTTTTGCCATATAATCTCTTTAAGGAGGTTTATTATGGATAAGACAAGTAAAACAGTGCTAAACTATTTTAAAAAATTACCTAATCAAAGATTACTATACTTTGATTCAAATGTAAGCGATGCTGCCAAAGAATTAAATCTTTCAACTAGCGAATTTCAAGCATGTTTGAGATTTTTAATTGAAAACAAATATCTAGAAATAATCAATTCATCAAAAGGACGTAAAGCCGGTGTCGTGCTGTCTCATACTGGTTTACATCATAGCGAATTTAAACGAATAAGTACGATAAATTATTTAAAAGATAAATGGATAAGCATATTTGCTCTAATTGTTTCAATAATCTCATTAATAATTTCATTATCCAAGTTATAAAAATATCGATATAAGAATTGCTATTGTGGATATGATTAAACTCAAAATATCTATCACATTAGCTTTTTTATCTTTTTTCATTAATTGTTGTTACTCTCCTTCAATCATTTTTCTAATATTTTCAACTGCATCATCTTCAATTGCTTTAATTTCAGTTGTCATTGCCGTAATTTTTTTACTGTGCTTATTTTCAGCGATGTATCCTAAACAAATTAATGTATTAAAGAAGCATAGTCCCTTATTTTCTGCAGTCTTTGCAGATCATTAAATTCTTCATAAGTTATCTTCATTTTGCTACTCCTTTTTAATCAAGCCATTTATTATCTGCTGCTATGAATCCAATCACTGAACCTATCGTTAAAATTGTCCAGATTATTCTAAATACGACTAATGATGTATCTTCACTGGTTAAACTTTCTACAGCATCATTTATTTTTTTGTTTTTATAAAATTTTGAATTATCTTCGATTGTATTATTTTTGAATGAAGTAAAAATGGTACCTTTATATTTTGTCTTTAAAATATAATATTTATATCTTATTGTTCCAGATTCATGAATTGTCTTTAAATACCTGCTCTCAGGCATATCTATCTTATTATAAGGAAACACATGATCATAAAATTTAATTTTTTTACTATGTTTAGATTCCCGGCTTACAGTATCCCACGTCCAATATGTTTCGGTTCGACATGTTCTGTTTTTGCCGCTCCCACTACAAACCGTTCTAGTATGCATAGTGTAATGTTGTTCTACTTTTTCGATGTACATATATTTGTCACCAATTTCCGGATATGTAACAGTATCAACAGCTTCTAATGTAGAATATGCAAATGCATCCCCAACATTGGTATTGATACCATATTCAAACATTTCTTTATCTGTTACTTTCAAAGCACTTAAATACTGATCATCTTTATCTATTTTTGATTGCTCCATTGCTCCGTTTATTAACAAACCGACAAAAATCATTACAGCAAGTATTATGATACAGAAAATCAATTCTCTGGCCTTTATCTCTATACCATTAATGGAAAATGCTTTCTTGTCCCATTTCATTTTATTCACCGAATAAATCTTGCGGAGCATCACTTGAAGCACTGTATTCTAAATATTTAAATTCTTTTTTTTCATATCCCACTAGCGATAAAAAGAATCTTTGCGGGAATTTCTTTACATAACGGTTATATGACTCAACAGATGAATTGTGATTTTTTCTATGCTGTGCTATTAAATTCTCTGTTGTTGACAGTTCGGTCATAAACTGTTGATAATTTTTATCAGCTTTTAAATCCGGGTATGCCTCAGCTGTTGCTTTAATCATTGTATTTACATTCTCAATTTCATCAGTGTTGCTCCGTGTTTCGGCTATTTCCTTTAGTGTTTCAGCTTCGTGCTGATCATAATTTTTGACACAGTCAGCAAGATTATAAACAAGATCGATTCTTCGCTTTTCTTGAACATTTATATCTGATAAAGTTTTTGATACTTTTTCCTCATATCCTATTGCTGTATTCGCTGTAGTCTGTATCCAGATAAAGCAGCATACAATTACCGAAATAATCCCTCCTACAATTAATAATAATGTTTTACTGTTTTCTTTAATGCTTTTCATTTCTCTCAACCTTTCTTTTTTAATATTCGAAACCACCAAAATAATAATGATCTTTGTGGATAGTAACTCTTGTAATTTTCTTCTTTTTAAATATCTTTCTAAACTGTTTTACTGCCTTTTTATAGGCTGTTTCCCTTGTTTCTGCATAAAT